CTTCATAAACGTATCTATACAATTGATGTTCCTAAATATAGCAGTGGTCTTATTGAGTAATTCACCAGGTATTTTCTTAAGAGGGGTAAAAACTAATCCAATTCCAGCAAGGATGAAAGAAAAGATGATATTGAAGTAGCGCAAACCAATGTTTCCTGCATCACTATCCTGGAAACTACCAGAAAAGAGAGAGGAAACCTGATTAGCAATAGCAGCAATAGCATCAAAAGTAATTAAACCTAAATGATATAATATTCCAGCAAAACAAGAAATAGTAATAGATTTCTTACGGGCATCTAACATAATTTGGACGTAATGTAAAATTGAGAGCATTGATGTAACAGGCAGATCAAACATACGCTTAATCTTTTCCTGCACATAGGTCAAAATATCAGTCATAGTAGAAGCAACGTTACCAACAGCAGAGGAAGAACTAGATACTCCCTTAGCAGCCTCTTGTATAAGTGGAACAGAATCATTCATTCCATTAACAAGAGTAGGAATGTTGGTCATTGCTTTGACGGTATTGGCAGTGCCATTACACGCTGAGTTCGTCCACTGCTTGAGCCAAGCAGTAGCCGAACTTAGGTTAGAGACATCACCGCTACCTAGAGTAGACATAGCAGGGCCAGGATTTGTTTCTACATCTCCACTTTCCATTAATTTCTTCTTCTGAACAGCAGCACTAACACCAGCACTTATAGGATACATCTTTGCACCTACACTTCCTCCAACAGGGCGTGAAAAGTATTGTAAAGCAGAATTCAAATCAGCAGAAATAATATTACCTTTATCAACAACAGTACTAGGACATTCTAACAAATTTACAGAAAGCAAAACAGGTTGACCCAAGCCAACAGCAGTACCACAAAGAGGAGTACCAGTCGGCCAAGACCAATGAGCACTATCAGCAGCACGCAGATCCACAACAATAGATCCTTCAACAGATTGTCCAGGAGGCACTTCAAGAGATACAATCAAGTATACCATAACAGAAGGGCGAAAAGACTTAATCCATTTTGTATTTTGAAGTGAATTTGGGGCAAGGGTATCAAATCCTAATTCAGTAGCAACTGTACTAATAGCAGAGAACTCAGTGTGGTTGGGCAAACCAAGCGTGAGCTGGTTGTTAGTTTCTAATGATCTCTTCTCCTTAGCACGCATTCCAGAATAATCTCTAACAACTTGATCAATATAAGCAGGTATGGTAAGGGGGGTCTTAATATCTAAAATGTGCCAATTAGTATTGAACACAGCAGTCCTAAGAGGGGTAGTAGTACTAACATATGAAAAAAGAGGTACACCGTTCACATACCTTACTGTAGCTGTTCCGTTAGGAATACCAGTAACACTGATATTAACATCAACAGAACCTCCAAAGTAAGCATGTGTCAGCGACAGGGTTTGAAAAGCATTGGGTGAACTAATTTGGTAAGTGGCACTATCAGGTGTAATAGTCTTTCCAGGAATGGGAGAAATGGGGATAACAAAAAGCTTAATTGAACCTTCCACCTCTGATGCTAACTTACCTTTGAATGTAAAATAATCATCAAATCGTCTCGCACAATCTTTCAGACTTGGTGAAGCACCAAAACCATCAAGAGTATGCACGATACGTTGGGTTGTTACAACTGGGGGAGCAATTGAAGCACCATTCTCATAGTTTTCACTTTCCTTAACACTAACTTCGTCTTGTAAAGCACAAGTATAACAATAATCACACAAAGCATCATCAACCTCACACCTACAAAAGTTTTCACTTTCGTCGGTGTCTTCCTCATCAAAATCAGCAACTTCTTCGTCATTAAACTCAGGAA